AGCCCCCACCCCCCGAAAGGGATGAGGGCTGACTTTATTGTCGGTTCGTTGGTTCAGTTTTTAGAACTGTTTGATGACGATGACGGTTGAGACATTATCGGTGTCGTCTTCCACAGCACAAGCGACCATTGGGTAAAGCGTGTTGTCTGTCGACTTACCTGCTTGCCCGTCTGTGCCTGTGATAGTGAGAAACTCTCCCGCTGCTGTGTCGCCTGCGACATTTGCTTCGCAAACGCCTTTGACGACAACATCAACTTTCGCATCGGCAGCAACAGTAGCAAGAGCAACACCAACGCACATAGTCGTTGCTGTGTCTCCTGTTCCTGCTTTCATAACATAGAGGGCTTTGTCTGCGTCGCTTGACTGCGAAAAGTCAAGTGCGACAAAGTCGTTTGCTGTGATTGCTTCACCTGCGATGAAGGTTTCCACCTGTCGGCGGTTCATTACCTCGTTAGAGGAACCTGTTTCCAAGTAGTTTAGTAGTGTAGAAGTAGCCATTAGTAGGTGTCTCCTCTCTCTAAAACTCCAAGTGAGCCGAGATGGTCTGCGATGAGTTGTCCCTTCCAGTAGAGCGTTGCTGCTCTTGCTGTGGTGCCTGAAACATGCTCAAAAGGGCTGACTGCGAAGTCGGCGTCTTTATGGAGGATGAGTTTGATGGCATCATAGTTGAGGAAGAACATAGATGCTTCATCAGCACCGCCCGCTCCCCAACCAGTAGTAGGCATCTCTAAATCCTGCTCTACGGTTGCTCCCGCAAAAGCCAGAGATAGTCGCCCACCATCAAGGGTCTTCTCGTCAATAAACCTTTCCTGTGCGAAAAGGGCTCGCTTGTAGTTGGCGAAAGCCGCCTCACTTGCGATAATCTGGTTGATGTCTCCCATAGGAGCACGGCTGTTTGCCTTCGCCCAGATTTCAGTCATAACACGGATGCCGTTTGTGCCGAAGGCATTAGCAGCGTCGCCTATTTGGTTCTGCCAACCCGTAGTGGAAGAGTAAGTGTTCTTACTGATGCCGCCTACGATGTTAGTTTGAGAACCAACTGCGTCGTGTTCCAAGAACCCAGTAGCACTCGCTTCGCCGTCAAGTGTTCCCAAGTCAGTCAAAACTGTTGAGTTTCCAGCGATAAGTTGCTTATTTAGTTCTCTGCGGAGCATCCCCATAACGGAACGCATCCTTGCTTCTACAATCTTTACGATTGCTTTTTCGCCACTATTCTCCAACTCTTCCTTTTTCGTAATAACGATAGGTGCTGCGAAGTCAGCCCACTCATAAACAGCGGGTTCCATCACATCACTTACAGCCAACGAAACTGGCTCATAGCCAGTTGATAGTTGTGTAATAGATGAGTGCTCACTCAACGCCAGAGGGCGTTGGAGTTTGATGCCGCCATTTTCCTTTTCGATGCCGCCAAAACGCTTGGCTCCATCCAAAAATGCGACTTTTTGGAACAACTCATCAACTTCACCATCACGGATAGAGTAAAGCGTAGATGACAATAGTTCATTTGAAATAGCCATTATTTCTTTTATCCTTGTAGTTAGTTAGTGATTGTTTTTCTTATTCTATTCTGGTAGTTGTGTGCCCACAAGCCGTCTTATCATAAGTTCTCCACCATTTTAGCCAACTGGTTCATCCGCCGATGAGAGTTTTTTAGGAAGGTAAGAGTTGCTCCTCTAATAGTAGTGGTTTCGTCAAGGGCTACTTATTTTTCATCTTGGAATAAGTGCTTTTTACGGCATCTGGGTTTGCCTTGTAGTAGTTGAAAGCATCAATAGCATTTCTAAACTTTGGAACTCCACCACGAGTGTTGGTTCCTGCTGATGTTTTAGCGAGAACAGCCCTGCGAGTTGCCCTCTCTTCCCTTTCAGCATTAGCCGTTGCCTGTGCTTGNAGTTTTAGGTTTTTTCCCTTTACGATGAAATAAGCATTTTCCAAAGTCAAGTGCTCGTCAGCAACAAGCATCCTTGCTACTTCCATCTTTATCTCTTCGTTGCCTATCAAGTCAGGGTGTTCTGCTTTGAAAGAAGCAAGTTCGGCATCTCTTTTGCTTTCTCGCATTTGTTTTTGGAGTGGGTTTAGCATCTCCTCAAACATCTTTGCTGCCTCTTGCTTTATCTTCNTNTTCATCCCATCTTCATCCCAGATGTCGTAGGGCTTCTCTGGCTCGGCAGCCATCTCTGCTACATTTTGCGCGAACTCTCCGTTGTAAAGCCCATCCTGCTCNGCCTTGTGGGCGGCTCTCTGTGCTTCCAACTCCTTTCTTACCTCTGCTATTTCCTGTGTCTTCTGCGTGTAAGACGAGCGGAGGTTCGCAAGGTGCTTACGGGCATCTTCGGGTAGATGCTTCATAAGTTCGTGTAAGGGGCGCATCCCTTTATGGTTCTCTTCTGCGGAGAACTCTTCATAACTCTCTACATCTGCTCCAAGCAAGTCATCAATAGAGAGTGCCTCAAATGCCTCCTGTGCTTGTTCTACGGCTTCGTTAGTGGTTTCTGTTGCCTCAACACCTTCGTCGCTCGTAAGGGGGCTTTCTGGGCTCTCTACGGCTTCTGCGGTGTTGCCTTCGGCAGTCGCATTATCTATCATCTTGTTTTTTCCTTATTGGGTTATTTGGGTTCTTCACTATCCAAGAGTGAAAGCATAGCCGACACTCTTTTATCTGTTCCTCCTCACCGTGAAAAATGAGGCAGCATTTATTTTTACACTTGGGGCATGTTAGGGCGACTACTATTCGTCTGCCTTACTTGCCTTGCTTACTTCCTCTACGATGCCTGAAACATCTGGGGAAATCTCTACCTCTTTGGTTTCGTAGTCAAAAGAGCACTCACCGAAAAGAGATGATAAAACTATTGCCGTGCCGACAATAGTTATTGAGATGTTGTAGTCGCTCAAAAACGACTTTATTTTGCTAAACATTATTTATCCTTGTTTGTGGTTATTATGAAAAAGTAGCATCGCATAAGGAGAAAGACGAGAGAGAGGGTTATTCCACCCGCTATTATCTCGTCTAAAAACCCGTTATGCTGACTAAACACGGGAAGCGAACAAAGCATCCACATCTTCGACGGGGGCTTCTACAACTTCCTCTGCTACTGCTTCTTCTGCTGGTGCTTCCCCACCTTCGCGCATCCAAGCGATAAACGCTTGGTCTTTTGCGATAGATGTAAGTTTCCCAGCAAGAACTTTGAGGGAGGCATCATCAACTATGTCTGCTAATGAAAAAGCCATCTCTTCACTTATTACACCTGCGGCAACTGCTTCTGCGACAGCGGCTTCTACCATCATTAGTGCTGATGTGAAGTCCTCTGGTAGAAAAGTAGCATCCTCACTAAATAAAGGATAGTCGGGGCTCTGTCCGAAGAGTTCAGCAATAGCGTTGTAAGCACCAACAAGAGCATTTAGCCCTTTCTTGGTGAAGTCGCCTTGCGGGGAAGCCATTTCATTTAGTTCGGCATCCTGTTCCTCTCCCAACATTACAGCATCCGTTAGTGCTGCTGGTGTTATTTCTTCTTGTAGTTCGGGCATCTGTTATTTCTCCTAATAATCTGTTTCGTTTGCGCCTGATAGGCAGTCGGCGGCTGTAAATGTCTCACTCATAGCCATTTCCTTATTCCCACCAAACTTTTTGACATTTTCTTGGAAAGTGTCGTTTATTTTATCTTGTTTTGCGATAGTTGCCTTCTTTTTCTCGGCAAAGTCCTCGTAAAAGTGTTTTCCATAACTATCGGCTCGCACAAACCCCTTGCTCTCGGCAATAGCGTTTGCTTCGTGCTCTCCGCTTACATGTTGCCCCAGAGCAATAGAGTAATAACCACCTGTTCCGCTGGTTTGTTCAGCCCATCCGCTCGCTGTGCGGCTTACAAGGGGAAACTCTTTTGTTGCTATGTCTCCACAAACCTCACAAAAGATAGATGTGGGGATTTCGTGTGAAACACGGAATAGTTCTTCTGTTTTGTGCCCGCATCCACAGGCATAGTCATAAAGCGGCATTATTTATCTCCCTGNAACATAGCCATCTCGTTCCCACCCTGAACCTTTTAGGATGAAACCGCAGCCGAGTTCTTTTNTTAGTGGTTTCCCACACTCTTCGCAAATAATCTCTTGCGGCACATTATCAAAAACTTTGTAAAGCACCTTTTCTACAACTTCGCAGTCGTTCTCTTTGTCTTGTCTGTGGCTAAAATGGTGTAAAGGCATTACATCAACCCTCCTCTAATGTCTTGTGCTTGTGCNTNTAGTTCTGCTTGCGCCATAGCAACCTCATCTGGGTTTGGAGGTGCTCCTTCTGGTGCGGCTGCTGGTAGTTCTGGNNCTGGNTCTGGTTCTGGTTTTTCTAAAAATGTGGCTGGTAAGTCAAACATCTTTACCACCTGTTCTAAAATAGTGTCTGGTGGAACCCCAAGTTGAGCCACAACTGGGATAAGTTCTAAAAGTTGTTTCTTCTTTGCTTCTTCCACTAATGGTGTTGCTGCTCTATCTGCTGCTACAAACTTGAACTTGCCCGCAAAGTCGCTTGGGCTCATAGTTCTTACTTTTCCATCAACAACAACAACTTCGTCTTCGTCTGTGTCTTCCAAGAATAGTTGTAGCATAGAGACATAAACAGTAGCGACCATCTGTGTTGAGTAGTCGCGCTCTTTCGCCAACCTACCTATCTCGCTTGATGTGTAGTGAGCCAAAGCACTTATCTCTGTTGCTGTTGCTTTACTTGTCTCGCCTCTTGTGAAAGGAGCCATAACGGAACCTTTCGCCAAGTCGTTCTCAATAGCAGCAAGATAGTTTGAGAAGTTTGATGATAGTGGGGTGACTGGAACCTCTGCGATAATGCCTGATAAGGTTTCAGCATCAACAGGGATAAACGCTCCATCTACACCTGCCGTTATTTGTGTTAGTGCTTCTTCATCAATAGCACCTTCTTTGTAAAGGAACTGGCGACTATCTCTACGAACAGCATTAGCCCAGAAAGAGCGAAGGATGTTCTTTTCGAACACTTGGTCATAAACACGGGCAAGTGTAGAAACACCCTCTAATGGCTTTTCAGGCACACGGGAATAGTAAAGTGGAACGATGGTTGATAGTGGGCTGTCGTCAAATGCCCGAACGGGAATAACTGTGTCTTCTAATAGTTCTTGCCCGTTGCCCCAGTTAGGGGAATAGAAGTAAAGTCGGTCGTTGAGGAAGTCATAGAACTCTACCAGTTGGATAAACTGGAAGTCATCAGGCAAACTATCATCTCCGCTTTCGTTTGCTGTTCCTGTAACATCATCAAAGAAGTCAAGTTTAGAGGTTGTGGAAAACTTTTTGTTTCCCCATTTCTTTCTGGCTTCGCTTACAGGAAGGTAATAACTATGAGCGACGAACCTTTGGCTTTCCCAACTATTCGCTTCTGTGTCGACAACAACTTCCCAAGCGGGAACTGCTCTTACCTCTATCTTATCAACTATTTTTAGGTTGTCTCCCTCTCTCGGTGCGAGTTTGAAAAAGGCACAGGGGTAGATAAGAGCCATCCTTGATGCGCTCTCAAACTGAACCTGTGTGTTGTAAAGGAAGCGGTTGGTAATCTCTTTGACGAGTTCGGCATCGCCGTCTTCTTGGATGTCGGCTTCTGCCTCAATAGCGGGGTGTGATGAGAAAAGCGAGGCGATAAACCCCTCCACATAAGCATAGGCATCGGCAACCTCAACTCTAATGTTAGTGTTGTCCCAGTTCTCTCCTTCCCAGAACTTACAGAGGTAAGCATTACGAAGTTTTGCGAGTGTGGGTTGGGCTGTGTCCCATTTATCGTTGTGTTCTTTACAAGCAGCCCGAATAAGGGCGACTTTTTCTTTTTTAGTCGGCATTTAGTTTGTTCCTTCCTAATAGTGGTGGTTTCGTCAAGGTGCTAATAACGGCGATGCTCTACTCTGCCCGCTTCGTCTTTTCTCTTCTGCGCCTTCTTCTTCCTTATCCACTCTGGTAAATAAGTTTGTGTAGGGTTTCGCTGATGTTTGAGTGCCTGATGAGCCAGAGCCAAAGCAATAACACTATCACCATGACTTCCAGTTCCCTCTGCGACATCTATGTTTCCCCTGTCGTTGATAATAATGGCTTTGAGTTCCATAATGGTAATGTTGTCTAACTGGGTAATAAGCCCACCAAACAAACAACTTTTTAGTTCCTCAAACATCAGGGGCTTCGTTTTTAGGTTCGTGTTCCACGCTTTCCCGTTTTCATCTAACCAGAAGTTAGTGTAGCCAAGATGCTTCATCTCTGCTTCTAATGCGTGCCCGTGATTGTTGCTCTCATAACAAATAAGAGCATTATTGTAGTGTCTCGCCCAGTCGACTATTACTTCCGCAAAACGGGCTATGCTTGTTTGGTTGCTTCTCCAAACCATAACTGGCTGATAAGTTTTTTTATCTAAAACATAAAAAACAGAATAGTCCCTGCCGCCGCCATAAGCAACATCAACTCCTATCCCGTAGCGGTGGTCTTTATTACTCTCTGCGAAGATGACTGGTTCGGCATCAACAAAATCTATTTTGTGTAGTTCCAAGTGCCGTAAGTCGCGCTCTGTAAAATAACTATTACCTGTTTGGGCGAAGGCATCATCCAAAGTTAGGGGGAACTCTCTGCGAAACTGCTGTCCCCCTAATGCCTCTTTCTTCTTCCTTCGCCAATAAACCTGTTCGTCAGTCAAGTCCCAGAGGTTCGCCAAGCCCTTTTCTTCTTCTGTCTTTTGGAAATCTCTGGGAACCCTCATAGAATAGTTTTTATGTTTAGCCCAAGCAAAGAATAAAAACTTCCAGTTTCCTTCTCCCCTTTGGGCTTTCATTATTTCTTTATGGAGGGCATCTCCGTAAGCGGATGCTGTGCTCTCTATTATTAGTTTCCCATCGTTGAGTGCTGAAAGGGCTGTTGCTTTTAGTTCCTCTGGGTTAGGAGCAAAGGCAAACTCGCTGATAAGCAAGTAGGAGCAAGTAAAAGAGCGAAGCCCTCCTTCTCCTGCCGCTGATGCTGCTACGATGCTCGCTCCACTATCCTCAAATGTTATTTCAGTAGTGTTCTCGGTTTTTAGTTTTTTCATCAAAGCAAGAGGGAGGTTCTTGTAAAAAGTTTTTATTATCCCTAACAGATGCTTTGACGAGTTTAGTTTATGCGAAAGAATAATAGCCGTTATTGGCTCTTCACTTGTAAAGGTTTTCCAAAACAAGTAAGCAAGGTTGATGGTTGATGAACCTATCTGTCTCGGTTTGAGAATAAGAAGGTTCTTGTCTTCCTCTAATGCTTCTATTATTTCTATCTGTTCGGCTGTTGGTTTTAGATAAACCAACTTACCCTTTTTGTTTATTATTTTGAGGCGCTGGATAAACTGGATAGGGTCTTCTAAAATCTCCTCAACAGATAGTTTCACCTTCGCCATTAGGCATTAGCCCATTTTACGAGTTCTTCGAGGTTCTTATTGCCGTTCATAGATGCTCTGGTTTCCGCTCTTGTGTTGTCTGTCTCTCCTG